AGTTCTGGTATTGATGAATCAATGGCTAAAAGAATAGCAGTACAATTTGAACAACATGGTTCAACTTTAAAACATAACTTTATGGCTAACACAGCAGAATGGACAGATGATGCTGCTAAAAAAGCTTTTGGTGCAGCTTTAAATAAAGATATTAATATTACAGTTGTTACTCCAGGTAAAGGCGACACACCTTTATGGATGAGTACAGAATTAGGATCTACATTTGCTCAGTTTAAAAAATTTGCTATGGCAGCAAGTCAAAGAATTTTAATTAGAGGTATGCAAGAAAAAGATGCAGATTTCTTATTTGGTTCTATGTTGTTATTAGGATCTGGAATGTTAATTGATGGCATCTATCATAAATATAGATTTGATAGAGATTATGCAAACTTATCATTAACAGAAAAACTAATGAATGGTTTTGATAGATCTGGTTTAGCAGGAATTTATACTGACGTTAACAAAGCAATTGAAACTTTAACAGATAATAGATTTGGAATTTCTCCAATGTTAGGAGCTGGTAAACCTTATGGTTCATCTACAAGATGGAAGATGGGAACATTGCTTGGCCCAAGTGGTGGACAAATTTATAACATCTTTGATATTATGTATGACGTTGCAGGAGGAAAATATAATCACCACACAGCTAAGAATGTGCGTAGGCTTATTCCTTGGCAGAATGTATGGTACTTGGATTGGTTATTTGACAACGCACAAGATGGACTAAAACTAAAATAATGAGCATAACAATATCTGACGTTACTCCTAGAGTACAATATACAGCAGCTAATACGCAAACTACATTTGCTGTAGGTTTTGAATTTTTTACTAATGCAGATTTAAAAGTATTTGCAGGAAACACACAATTAACTTTTGCAGCCACTCCAGCAAACGCAGCACAATATTCGGTAGCAGGAGCAGGTGTTAGTGGAGGTGGATCTATTACTCTTGGTGGAGCATCTACTAACGGAGTTATTTATACTATCTTTAGAGATATGGCAGTAGCAAGATCTACTGACTTTCCAACATCTGGTGCTTTTCAAATTGGATCATTAAATACAGAATTAGATAAAATTATTGCTATGATACAGCAAGTAGAAAGAGATCTTAAATTTTCTCCTAAAGCTGCAGCTACAACTGCAAATACATTTAATTTAACATTTCCAAATTTAGTTGCTAATAAAATTTTATCAGTAAACTCATCAGGAACAGCATTAGAATTTGGTCAATCAATTACAGATGTTGCAACAGTAGCAGGAATAGCTAGTGATATTTCGGCTCTATCAGCAATAGCTAGTGATATTGCAGCAGTAGAAAATATTAAAGCTAATATAACTTCAGTTGCTGGTGACGCAACGGATATTGGGGCAGTAGCAGCCAAAGCAACAGAAATTGGCAGATTAGGAACTTCAGATGCAGTAACTGACATGAACACACTAGGTACTTCAGCAATTGTAACTGACATGGATTTACTAGCAACTTCTGCAAATGTTGCAGCAATGGGGCATCTTGGTACTTCAGCTAATGTTACAGCAATAGGTTTACTTGGTACGTCAACAGTAGTTACAGATTTAGGTATTTTAGGTACAGCAGCAATAGTTGAAGATTTAGCAATTCTTGGAACAAATGCAGTTGTAGCAGACATGGAAATTTTAAGTGCAAGTGCAGTAGTGGCTGATATGGCTTTACTGGCTACAACAGATGTTATTGCTGACATGGCTTTACTAGCTACAACAGATGTAATTGCTGATATGAACACTCTTGCAACTTCTGATATTATTAGTGATCTTAATGCTGTTGAAGCAATCAAAGCTAACGTATCAACTGTTGCAGCCAATGTAGCTGGTGTAACTAGCTTTGCAGAAAAATACAGAGTAGGTTCAACTGATCCAACTGCTTCATTAAACGAAGGAGATTTATTTTATAATTCAAACACTAATGTACTTAAATTTTATAATGGTTCAGCTTGGATAACTATATCAAGTTTTGCTAGTTCAAATATTACTGGCTTAACTGCAGAAACATCTATTGCTGATACAGATTTAATTATGATTAGCGATACTTCAGCTAGTGGTGCATTAAAGAAAATGACAAAGGCAAACTTTGTTACTGGTCTTGGAAGTGCTAATGCAATTGCAGATGCAGACGGAGATACAAAAATTCAAGTAGAAGAAAGTTCAGATGAAGATAAAGTTAGATTTGATACTGGAGGCTCTGAAAGAGCTGTACTAGATAGTAATGGAATAGCCTTATCTACAAATGGTGGATCATTTATTCATCACAATACAATCGCTAATGACACAACGTTAGCAAATCAAAATATGCTGTTAGTTGGAAATGTTGCCATAACTGGAACACTAACTATCGGTGCTAACTCAACGGTGGTAGTAATATAATGGCTGGAATAATAGAAGTAAAAGATCAAGGTAAACTAAGAATATATGATGCAGATAACTCTCACTACACAGATATTGTAGTACCAAGTTCTGTAACAGCAAATAGAACTATAACTTTACCAGATGCTAGTTTTACAGTACCTACGTCTGGTGGAGTAACTGGTATTACATCAAGTGCTAACGCAACAGCTATGACTATTACTTCTGCTGAAAAAATTGGTATCGGAACTTCATCACCAGTAACTACATTAGATGTAGGTGGTTCACTTTCTGGTGGTCAAGGTGTTGTTGGAAAAGAAATGTTAGTTTCACAAACTTTAAACACTGCTTATAATGGTGGAACTTCTGGTTCTTGGGGTGGATTAATGTTGAACAATAATAACTCTAGTACATCAGTTAGAACAGCAACAGGATTACATTTTACTCATGGAACATCTGGAGTTGCAGGAATTGTAAGTACATCAACAACATCACAAAGAGCAGATATAAGATTTATTACAAGAGGTGCAGGAGATGCTATAGCTGACAGAGTTATCATACATGATGATGGAGTAATGTCTGCTAGTCAAGGTGTTGCTCTTGGAGTAGGAACTGCAAACACAGCTTCAAATGTTTTAGACGATTACGAAGAAGGAACTTGGACATTAGCAGTAACTGGCCAAGGTAGCGATAGTGGACAAGTATCAAGATATACTAAAATAGGAAGTAGAGTTTTTATTGATAGTTTTTTTACTTGCGATACAGATGTTTCTGCTACTAATGCATCACAACCAATGCAAGGATTACCATTTAATGCTGGAACTTCAACAAGAGCAATAATTAATCTTAAACTTATTAAAACATCAGCTGTAGCTGGATATGGTGGTGCGCCTACCTTAGGTGCTTCTTCAGCTATAAGTGCTGAAACTTATGGTCTTAATTTTATTATTAGACCAATATCTACAACTGAAACTAATACCTCATTATATTACAGACAAGATATATTTAGAGCTGGATCACTAATAAGACTTAGTGGAGTTTATGAAACTACAGCATAATGATTAATTTTAACAACACACACAAGGATACAACACATGGCAATAACTAAAGAGACACAGATTGGTAAAATCGAAGTGATCGGACAATACAAATCAGTTCAAGTAAGAACAGATACTGTAGTTATCGAAGATGGCACAGAATTAACAAGAAAGTATCATAGACATTCTTTAACACCTGGAGCTTTAGATAACAGCGATAATTTAGTTGCTACTAATATTTCTGGAGAAAATGCTGAAGTACAAGCAGTATGTAATGCAGTTTGGACAGACGCAATTAAATTAGCTTGGAAAAATCAGTTAATAGCAAACAGAGAATAAATTATGAGTGAAATAAAAGTAGATACAGTAGCAGAAAAAACTAGTGCAAATGGAGTTACCGTTGACGGATTAAGTATCAAAGATAGTAAACTGGTTACTGCTAACTCCGTAGTAGAAACTAATCTTACCAATGACATAGTTACGTTAGCAAAAATGGCAGCTGGTACAGATGGTAATATTATTTCTTATGATGCTTCTGGTAATCCAGTTGCAATTGCTACTGGTAATGACGGACAAGTTTTAACATCAACTGGTGCTGGATCACCTCCAGCTTTTGAAACTATTGCTGCTGGTGGAAAAGTTTTACAAGTTAAATCAACAACCAAAACTGATACAACATCAACAACTACTGGTGGAGATCACTTTGTTAATATTCCTAGTTTAAATGTATCTATAACACCGTCTGCTACTTCTAGTAAAATTTTTATAATTGGTTCTGTAACTTATTCATTTAACAATAATCAGTATGGAACTATGTTAGCTTTTAGAATTACCAGAGGTGCTGGTGGTAATGGTGCTACTGGAGGTGTTGGTGCTGGTGGAAATAATCAATCCACAAATACTCTTGTTGGTCAAAATGAAAGTTCTGTTTTTGCTATTGCAACTGCTCCTATTCAATTTTTAGATTCTCCTAGCACAACAAATGCCACTACGTATCACATATCAGTTAAAAATAATCTTGGTTCAACTACTGGTGCAATTATAAATGGAAGAAAAAATGGTGCTGCACTTGGATCATCAACAATAACAGTAATGGAGATTGGAGCATAATGATATTAGTAGCAATTTTAGCAATTAATCCAGATGCTGAAGCATCTGTTAATGAAGATGATATTAACCAAATAACTTGGGATAATGGAACAACACCTATTTCTAAAGCTGACATAGAAGCTAAAGTAATAGAGTTACAAGCAGACTATGATGCTCTGCAATATCAAAGAGATAGAGAA